TGGTATGGTTGCATGAATCTACCAATAAATGAGAGAGAATATGATCAACTAATAGAGTTGTTACGAAGATCTGGGGAAGATCATAAGCAACTTTATGCTAAACTGTGGTCATACAAAATGAATTACTTGATCAAGGAAAAAAATGGATTTTCTTAAAGAAATTGTAAAAGAGATTGGAGATGAGTACACCAAACTCGCTTCTGATATTGATGATGCTGAACAATATGTTGACACAGGTTCGTACATTTTTAATGCACTGGTTTCAGGTAGCATATTTGGTGGTGTATCTGGGAATAAGATTACTGCTATTGCTGGAGAGTCTTCTACTGGAAAGACTTTCTTCAGTCTCGCCGTTGTTAAGAATTTTCTCGATTCCAATCCCGATGGTTATTGTCTCTATTTTGATACTGAGGCAGCTGTTAATAAGGGACTTCTAGAAAGTCGTGGTCTAGATTTAGATCGTGTTGTAGTGGTCAACGTTGTTACTGTTGAAGAGTTCCGTAGCAAGGCACTCAAGGCAGTTGACCTATACTTAAAAAAATCCGAAGATGAGCGCAAACCCTGCATGTTTGTACTAGACTCTCTTGGTATGCTTTCAACTGAGAAAGAGATTACTGACGCACTCAACGACAAGCAAGTTCGGGACATGACCAAATCCCAACTCATCAAAGGTGCGTTCCGTATGCTCACACTCAAGTTGGGGCAGGCAAACATTCCCATGATTGTTACTAACCACACCTACGATGTCATTGGCGCTTATGTTCCTACAAAGGAGATGGGAGGCGGTAGCGGTCTTAAGTACGCTGCTTCTACTATCATCCATCTCAGCAAGAAAAAAGAAAAGGACGGAACAGAAATTGTCGGAAATCTTATCAAGGCAAAGACTGCTAAGTCGCGTTTAAGTAAGGAGAATCAAGATGTTACGGTGCGTCTTTATTACGATGAGCGTGGTCTTGATCGTTATTACGGTCTTCTTGAACTCGGTGAACTGGGCGGTCTCTGGAAGAACGTCGCAGGACGCTATGAGATTGATGGAAAGAAAGTCTATGCTAAAGCAATTCTCAAGGACCCCGAAGCATATTTCACCACAGAGGTAATGGAAAAACTTGATGAGATTGCTCAGAAAGTTTTCAGTTACGGTGCTAACTGATGCAGTCTGCCTATCCTAGACTCTTTGGTACTCCAGTATCATTGCACTATTTTGGGGAAACTGTTTCTCAGTTAAATCGTAATATTGTCAATGATGCCCTGGGAGAATATAAATCAGATCCAAAAGGAACAATTCGTAGTAATTTTGGAGGATGGCATAGTCAAAATACTTTAGAAGAAAAGTATTCGAGTTTTCAATCTCTTAAGCAACTTATTTGCGAACAAGTAAAACTATATGCTGTTAATCATGGATTTGCTGATAATATCAACGCCGATGATCAATTAGCAGAATTGGATGTATACTCATTATGGGTAAACATAAGTGAACCTGGAGATATGAATACTCCACACACTCATGGTATGGATTGTATGACAGGAGTTTATTATCCTGCCGATTGTTTAATCGACGGGAACTTGATAACTTCTTATAATGATGATAAACTGCCCTTAGGCAATAACGTTGCAAATGGATCTTTGGATGATCCAGGAGGATCTTTAGCTCTTTTAGATCCTTCTTATGGAAAGAGAATCGGTTTAGTTCCCTATCCAGAATCGGAAAACTGTCCTTGGTATCATCTCTATCCAAAAGCAGGACTTTTGGTATTATTCCCTGGTTACTTAATACACATGGTAACTCCTTTTAAAGAGAAAAAAACTAGAATGAGTATATCATTCTCTGTACGATACTTTTAATTAATGATGGAAAGAATTGAGACTACTATTCTACGCAACCTGGTATTTGATGAAGAGTATTCTCGCAAAGTAATTCCTTTTATTGAACCTGATTATTTTGATCAGAGATCTGAAAAAGTTATTTTTGAAGAGATTACTCAGTTCATTGTTAATTATGGTGGTGCTATTACTGTAGAAGCACTGAAGATTGAATTAGAAAATAGAACCGACCTTACTGAATCTGAGGTAAAGGAATCCAGAGAGATTACTTCATCTCTCAATGATTCTCCTGTTGATAAGCAATGGTTGCTTGACAGTACTGAAAGATGGTGTAGGGATCGTGCCATTTATTTGGCACTGATGGAATCAATTCAAATTGCTGATGGGAATGATGAAAAGAAGAATCGGGATGCTATCCCTTCTATTCTTTCTGATGCTTTAGCAGTATCCTTCGACAATCATATCGGTCATGACTACTTACAGGATTTTGAAGAACGATACGAGTCCTATCACAAGAAAGAAGATCGTATCCCGTTTGATCTTGAATACTTTAACAAGATTACGAAAGGCGGTCTTCCTAACAAGACTCTTAATGTCGCTCTTGCTGGGACAGGTGTTGGTAAGTCTCTTTTCATGTGTCATATGGCTAGCTCCGTTCTGCTTAACGGACGTAACGTGCTTTACATTACAATGGAGATGGCAGAGGAGAAAATTGCTGAACGTATTGATGCAAACCTTCTGAATGTTCCTATTCAGGATATAACAGATTTGCCAAAGTCAACGTTTGAGAACAAGGTAACTAATCTTGCAAAGAAAACTCAGGGCACTCTTATAATTAAAGAATATCCGACAGCATCGGCACATAGTGGACACTTTAAGGCACTTCTTAATGAACTTGCACTTAAGAAGTCATTTAGACCTGATATTATTTTCATTGATTACCTTAATATATGTGCTTCCAGCAGGTATAGGCAGGGCGGCTCTATCAATTCATATTCTTATGTTAAGTCTATTGCAGAGGAGCTTAGAGGGTTGGCTGTCGAAGCCGAGGTCCCTATCGTATCTGCCACCCAGACCACTCGTTCTGGTTATGGTAGCAGTGACGTTGACCTTACTGACACTTCTGAGTCCTTTGGTCTCCCTGCTACTGCTGATCTTATGTTTGCCCTTATCTCTACTGAGGAGCTTGAACAACTTGGACAAATTATGGTAAAGCAGTTGAAGAACCGATATAACGACCTATCGGTTTACAAGCGTTTTATCGTCGGCATTGATCGTGCCAAAATGCGTCTGTACGATTGCGAACAGACTGCACAAACTGATATACTTGACTCTGGGCAAGATGAAGAGTATAATCATGAAGAGAAACCTACCAAAAAATCATTCGACGGATTTAAATTTTAATGACTAAGCATATTGATTTTGAAAAGTATCAAACTTTTGTTGATGCGGTTACTAGCGATGCCTCTACAGATTTTGTCGCTCTTTCCGACCGCCTTGTTGCCCTTGACGAGAAGGGTGCCAATATTGAGCGACTTCTTACTGCGGGTGTTGGTATTAATGCTGAAGGTGGGGAGTTCCTTGAAATCATCAAGAAGATGGTTTTTCAGGGAAAACCTTGGAACGACGATAACCGTGAGCATCTTATTATTGAACTCGGTGATCTTATGTGGTACGCTGCTCAAGCCTGCATGGCACTCGGGGTTTCTTTCGATGAAGTCATCGCAACCAATGTAAAGAAACTTGAGAAGCGTTATCCTGGTGGTAGTTTTGATGTATACTACTCTGAGAATCGCGCTGAAGACGATCGCTGATGTACACAATTATTAACTACTTGACAGCATTCTGGTCTGTGGTTATAATGAATTGTATTCAACCCGTTAACTGGCAATATTGTTATCGGGTTGACCAGTGGTTGATACCAGACATTCAAGAAGGAATCAAACATTACACTGGAGAAATAGTTCCTTATCAATCCGAGAAGGACTATCTCAAGGGGTTATAGCTCAGTTGGTAGAGCGCCTGCTTTGCAAGCAGGATGTCAGCGGTTCGAGTCCGCTTAACTCCATTCTAGGATTTAATTATGGAAATCATTGACAATTTTTTACCCAAAGAAGTTTTTGAATCTTTTTCCAAAACAATTACAGGAACTAACTTTCCTTGGTTTCTTTGCAATGTTCTTGAATATAATGAGAATCAACCGTCGAATGGAATTGATGAAAAAACTCTATGCAATCCTCTAGATAATTATCAGTTCTCATATCTATTTTATTCATTCCTTCATGGGGAGGGAAATCAACCTCATAAAGGAATGCAATTTGATCTCATATATCCTTTTATTGAACTATTAGAGGTTAAAAGATTAATCCAGGTCAAAGCAAATCTGACTGTAAGGACCAATAATATCATTGAGCATGGATATCATACAGATCATCCATATAAAGATGCAAAAACTGCCGTCTTTTATGTTAATGATAATGATGGATATACTAAGTTTGAAACTGGTGCTTATGTAGAAAGTGTTGCTAATAGGTTGGTTATATTTGA